TATTGCAACAGAAGAATTTTTCAGAGTTTAAATTTAAAAAAGTCAAACAGGGTAATAGTGTTGGAGTGTTGCAAATATCTGATACACATTTCAACGAACTTGTTTCCCTACCTCATAACAATTATGATTTCAAAATTGCTAGTAGACGCTTAAAACACTATGTAAACAGAGCAAAAGAAATATTTAAAGTCTATGACATAGACAATGTATTAATTGCTATAACAGGCGATTTAATAAATTCTGACAGACGATTAGATGAAATGCTTAATATGTCCACCAATAGAAGTAAAGCAGTATTTCTTGCAGTAGATTTATTACAACAAATTATATTTGATGTCGGAGAAGATTATTCTGTATCTGTTGCTTGTGTGACTGGGAACGAAAGTAGATTAAAACAAGATTGGGGTTGGTCAGACTTTATGGCGTCAGACAATTACGACTTTGTTATCTTTGAAATTCTAAGACACTACTTTAAGACAACAGATGTGCAGTTTGTAGTTGATGATCCTACGGAAGTAGTAGTCAATGTCGCAGGACAAAACTTATTATTATTACACGGAAACGGTAGTTTTACTACGCAATACGAAAAAAGTGTCAATCAAATCAAAGGTAGATACGCAGGTAGAGGTGTGCAGATAGATTATATTATATCTGGACACATACACTCTGCGAGAGTGGGAGATATTGCAAGTAGAAGTAGCTCATTGGTTGGAGCAAACGAATACAGCGAAAAAGGATTAAATCTATCAGGAAGAGCAAGTCAGAATATTTATATTTTCCACGAGAATAAAAATATAGACGCTATGAAAATAGATTTACAATATGTTGGAGAGGAGTGTTATGACATTGATACTGAACTTGAAAGTTATAATGCTAAATCTTCCAACAAACTAAAACCAAAGAAAACCATATTTGAGGTAACGATATGATGTTAAAAATAAACCAAGAGGAAAAACAAGTGTTGAAGTATATCTTCAAAAGTCGCTATGTTAGGGAATTGCCACCTGCTATTAAAAGTGTTGCATTAGACATTAAGAGAGCAATTAACAATCCTACCAAAGTAACTGAACAAGAATATGTCGGACTTAATCCAACTTGGAAACATTGCGAAAATTGTGACGATTAAATAGTATGATTATCGCTAAATTACATCAATGCGTTTATAACGCAATAGTATCGCTTTGTCTTAAATGCAAAAACAAGGAAGGTAAAATGTACTACAATACAACAAATGAAAATGGATTGAATTATAAATCAAACCTAAAACAAGCAACAAATCAAGAACAATTAACATTAGCAGTATTTCAGACTTATCCTAATGATAATTTGTCTGCTTATGATGTATGGAAGTTTTTAATTGATAATGAGTCAATTAACGAGCAAACACCATTAACATCTATTCGTAGAGCAATAAGCGATTTAACAAATCGCAATAGACTTGTTAAGACAGATAAAAAAGTTTTAGGTGGAGCAGGAAGAAAAACATACACTTGGAGATTAAAATAATGGCTTACGAACACAAAGAAAACAAAGGATCTATCTTTAAAAACGAAAAGAAAGAAAAAGAAACACACCCAGATTATACTGGACAAGCAAATGTAGATGGCACAGTATATAATGTGTCTGCTTGGATTAATGAAAGTAAGGGTGGTAAAAAATATTTTGGATTGGCTTTTTCTATTCCAAAACCAAAAGAAGATAAAAAACCATTAAATCAAGACGACTTGCCATTTTAACAAATTAGGGCAACATTTTAAAACAACAATAAATTATGGCATTTGAAGGAGTGTCGCAGGTAATCAATCCTGTTCACCTTTTTGTTAATGCTCTAAAATAGATTATTGTTTGTAAATACGGTTGGCTACTGGTTGCCCTATAAAATATGATAAATAAGAAAAAATGAAATACAATCAATTAAGTATCTTTGAAAATATATTTGATGTTTCCCCCTATAAAGACATAGATGAAGAAGTAGATAAATTGTTTATTTTTTTTAGAGAACACGGATTTCCAAATTATGAATTTAATTCATACAATAAAAAAAAAGAGATAGAAAAAATTATTAACTTTAATGAAAAAAAAATATTTCAAGAAAAAGACATAAAACAAACTATGCACTCTTTGGGGTTTTTATGGTGTTTCTTTCCACATTGGATTGAGGTTAAATGCAATTCTGCGAAAAAAAGTTTATTAGAATTATGGGAAGATGATAGGGAGTTAAAAAAATTAATTAAAAAAACATACACTTGGCAATTAAAATATGGAAATGGTGTTTTTACAATCAACAGATTAAGACAAAACGCAAAAGTATATTTAAGTAAGCAAAGTGTTAGCAACTTTCGCCCTACTGCTGCTAAATATTTTTATAATGAATATGGTAACAATGGAGTTGTGTGGGATATGTGTGCAGGTTGGGGGGGTAGATTGTTTGGGTTTTTATCATCAAATTGCCACACATATATAGGAACAGAGCCATCTACAAAAACATTTAATGGTTTAATAGATTTAAAAAACGAATATTCCTATCTTGATAAAAAAGTTATTTTAAGTAAACAGGGTGCAGAAGATATAACTCCACCTAAAAATTCACTTGATTTATGTTTTACTTCTCCACCCTATTTTGATTGTGAAAAATATTCAGACGAGGAAACCCAATCATATAAAAAATATCCAACGAAAGAATTATGGTTAAATGGATTTTTTAGAAAAATGATAAAAAAATGTTATTATGGATTAAAGAAAAATTGTTACTTAATTATAAATATTGCAAATACAACAAAATATGATTGGATAGAAAATGAAACGAAAGCTATTTGTCAAGAAGAAGGGTTTATGTTAGATGATACAAACTATTTAATATTGTCATCTATTTCTGGAAAAGGGATTAAAAGAGAGCCAATATTTATATATAAAAAATTATGAATACAAAGCAAAATAGACAAAAATAATGAACAATGGACTAAAAAAACTTATAAATTCAAAATAACGCATTATTTTCGGTGTTCATACCACTTTGTTCTATCTCGCTTATGATATGCTATCAAGAGTGTTTTTATGGCTTTGTAGGGGTATTTTAAGAAAGAAAATTTCTTATAATTGTTGTTCCAGATTAATCGCAACCCTGAAAACATTGTAAGCCGTTTCTGATACTTCTAATTTGTTATTTGTAAGGCGAACTGTGTAAAAAGTATCGCCATCTTCACTATATTGAAAAGTATTTTTCATACCTTTTGTATAATTATGCAAAGCCACTAATCTATTTTTATTTGCTTGGCTTATATTTTCATATACCAACTTTCTTTGTATTCTTGATGACTCGTGATTTGCAAAAGTAAAAGTTTTACCACCGATTGATTTCTTGGCAACTATGCCATCATAAGTTTGAGATACATCAGTTCCTATGTTTGGATTTTGTGTTGGTGTGTAAGTAGGACTATCATCTTTGAAAACATTAGCATTGTTACTATGGGTTGCAGCAGTTGTGCTATTGACACCTCTAACAACTGTTAATGTATTAGATGCAATATTAGTAATAGTCATTTCTTCGCTACCAACTTTTATATTTTGATTTACCTCAAAGTCTGTTCCGTCATCAACACTTATAGATGTTGGACTTGATGTAGATGATATAGCAGCAGCAAGATCAGAAGTGCTATCTGTATCTGGTGTTGTATCTACTCTGAATCTAACTCGTGCTAATGCCATAATTTAATTTACCTCTTTTTATATTTCTCTCAAAACAACTTTTAAACTTCCTGGACTTCTTGTTAGTGATGTTACTATAAATTGCTTTCCATTAAAACTTTCTCCAAAAGGAGCTATAACTTGATTTGTATGGTCAAAAGCACACACATCTCCAACTTCCATTAAATAAAAATATGAACTTCCACCAGAGCTACCTGGATTTATAATTTCAGTATTAATAATTAATTTTGGATTTCCTTGAATAGCATTATAATAATTAGCAAAACCATTACTTCTGTGTGGGACTGTAACGCTACTTATTGTTGTAGTTGCTCCCATATTTGCATCGCCTATTTTATTCCTCAATACAGTTAATTCAGTTGTTTCTACATTTTCTTTTGTAGCTATATTATAATCACCTCGTGGATCGTTTGTAGTATCTTCGCAAGTTTGCGTTAAAAATGTTTTATCATTAATAGGATTAACTTCATATTTTATTTCTCTTTTAGTTATTAGAGATTCTATTGGCGTGATTGATATTTTCATACCTCTTATATCGTCTTTGCTTATAGTGTGCAAACTGGTCATAGTATCATCAATATAAATATATTGCGAAGATTGGTCTGCTGGACGAAAACGATGTATAAACGCACCTTCAAATTGAACTTGTTCTAGCAGTTTTTTTAATTCTATTTGTTTGTTTGTATAATATTTGCAAAACCAATTTGTTCTGTCTGTTTCTAAGTCTGATAAATTTTTTCCGTTATTTACAACAGGCGTACCAGTTACTCCTGCAAATCTATACAATAAATCTCTGTGCATATTAAAAATATCTGTGATTACCGTACTTGTACTCCAAGATTTAGTTAATCCATCTGCTCCTGTATATAATTTTTTTACACTTGTAACTGCACTATTTTTTGATAATTTATCAGCAGTAGCATCAGACGCTGTTGGTTGAGTAATCTTAGTAGTTACTTCTAAAAACATATCTTTTACAGTTACAGTTGCAGTATTCGCTGTACCATTTCCTGCGTCTTGTGGTTGATTATTGAAAGACACAAACAATCTTATTTGGTCTGGCATTGTTTTTAAAGAACTAGAAAAAGTGCTTGTATTTAATAAGTCGTGTATCGTAGTAGTAGAACTAGCATTAGCAGTTCTTGTAATATCTACAGAACTAGAAGAATCGTTCCAATATGCTAACACTCTTAGGGTAACAGTTAAACTTCCATTAGTATCAGAAAAACTTGCTGTTTGATGTGTAAAGTGAAAATTTAATTCTGTTATTTCGTGATCTTCTTTTGGAAAATCAGTCATTATATAAGTACCACCAGGAGAAATAGTAGCATCTGAGCTAAAAGCAAAAGTAGCAACTGTTCCTGCACCAGTAGAATCGTAAGCATTTCCTTCGTTTGATATTGTAAGTCCAGTAACACTACTTGGATTAGTCACAGTTTGTGGACGAATTTTATAACTTCTTTCTAAATCTAAATCTGTAGACAATACATTTTTGTTTACATCGTCATCTGCTCCTTCATAGCTATCGTCAGAATCGTTTTGAACATCATCTAAGGGAACAAAAATAGGAAAACTTGTAGAATCATACATATCTTTTACTGGATAATGTAATCTACCGTCATCAACAGCTTTGTGAGCTAAACAATTAAATACATCATTATTTAAACTATCTACTTGTACAGGAAATACTCTTGCAGCATCTACAAAGTCAGGACTAGAAACTGTTGATGTTTCTGGTGTTCCTGTACCATAAAATACAGGAAAAAAATTACCTATTTTAGACTGATGTTGTAGTATGCTAATATTTTCTATGGGATTGTAAACAGCTATTGTCATAGAAAGAGTATCAACTCCATTTATATTAACATCTTTTAATCTTCCTTTAAATATTTGTTCTGTATATCCACCAACTCTGGAATGCACTATAACATCGTGATTTATATATCTTCTTGTGCCACCATATATTTCTGCTGCTAATAAAGCGTTACTATGATTTGCCAAAGCACCATTAACACAAGTCAAACTAATATTTCCTACTGAAGCAGTAGATTTTGACAAATCAATAGATTCTCTTATAGATGGAATATTAGTTATAAATGAATGATATATAGTTGAACTACTTCCAACTTCTGCAGTACCTAGTCTTATATATTCTGTTGCAGCAGATCCTGAACTATAAGTATTATTTCGTAATTCAAAAATCCATTCTTCTTTGATACTTGCACCTAAAGCACCATTGTAATCACTATTGCCTGATAAAGCCATTACGCAAGATTTCGTTTGATTGTGTTTTCAATCTCTGGTAATAAGTTATCTCTTACAAATTCTTGTGTGCCAATAACATTACCCATAATGTTCACATTAATAGAGCCACTACCACCTGCGTCACCAAAATCTGGACTTGATAATGGAGTAATATCTACTCGTTCTCTACCACCTGGATTATCTCCAACCATAATCATTTGCTGTCCACCAGTTATAAATGAACCACCACGAGCAAATGCTGGTGCTTGTTGTCCTGCGATAATACCTATTTGTGCTGCTCCTGCTGCTTTTGTAAATCCAATTTGCCTACCAAGTCCAACCATTTGGCTTCTTGCATTCGCTGCTAGTGCAAACTGCCCTGTTCCCATAAAGTATTTTTCTGCTGCTTTTAGTTTTGCTAACAATAAAGTTATTTCAGCTATACCAGATTGTGTAGCCATAACTACTTTAGCTATTTCGTTTAATTGATTTAATCTAAATAGTATCTTTTGTCTGGATTGAAACTTTTTTAAAGCATCTTTTTCCATACTTTCTCTTTCTTCTGAACTTGCATTTCTGAAAGCATCTGTATCTCTAAGTGCTTGAAGTTCAGAATTTTTTCTTGCTTCAAGATTTTGTTGTGCCATTGATAAAACTCTATTTAAGTGTTCAGAAAACATTTCTTCCCTTAATTGTAATAGTGTAGTATCTCCAACAGAAATAATTTCAGAAAACATTTTATTTAATTTTTCTGTTTCTTCTGGTGGTAAAAGTTGTTCTGGTAAAGAAAAAATTCCACCAGGTATTCTAACTTTTAAATTACTTCCTACAAAAGATTTTTCTAATCCTTCTTCTAATTCTTTTATTAAAAATATATTTTCTGCAAAAGCTGCACCAGGAACACTAGACAAAACTGTTTTTCTGAATTTTTCTCTTGATTCTGCAAGTTTGTCAAATAAAGCTATTTCTTCATTAGCTCTTTTAATTCTACCTCTTGCATTAATAGCATCTTTTCTTTCTCTTTCTGTACTTTGTTTATTGAATGTGGTTTCGTTTTCTTTATCAATTCTTTGCTTTTCTAACAATGCGTTTAATAAATCTTCTTGTGCTTTTTTTAAGTCATTTGCAGCCATAATAGCTGTTCTATCTTTTCCAATAGCTTCTTGTGCATCAAGCAAATCTACAAGAGCATCTCCTGTTTTATCTGCTTCAGGTGCTGCTAATCCTAACTCTTTTCTTAATTCAGCAATTTTATCAATATCAGATTTATTAATTTCTTGAAGTGCTTCTGCCATTTGACTGAATAAACTCGTAAGTGCTTCAACACCACCTCTGAAAATACTTCCAGTAGCAACATCTCCAACTGCTGCAGAAAGTCTTGAGAACGAGTCAGCTAAATTAGAGAATAAACCAGACATTGTTTTGGATAGTTTGTCAGTAGCACCTGCTACACCAACAGAAGGATCTGTAATAGTTTTTTCCAATGCTCTTCTAAATTCAGGTAATGTAATTTTAGATAAATCCTCTATACCTTGACTATCTCTTACTAATTGTAAAATACCTCTTTCTCTTAGAATATCTGCTGCACCTGCACCACCTGCAAAAGCTCTACCTAAAGCAGAAGCTGCTTCTGCTGCTGTTGTTCCCATAAATGCTGCTAAGTCTGCAACTGGTTTTATAAGAGATTCTGCGTCTGCACCAAATGCTTTTAATGCTGCACCTGCTTCTACTACATCTTCTAATTTAAATGGAGTAGTTGCTGCAATTTTATTAAATGTGTTAAATGCTTCTGTTCCTCGTTCTACAGAACCAAACATAGCATTCAATCGTACTTTTACTTTTTCAAATTGTGCAGACTTTTGTATAAATTTACCAACAGAACCAGTAACTAAAGTAAAAGCAAAAGACATAAGCAATAGCTTACTACGAATAGTAGCAAAGGTATTAGAAAGAAGTCTATTATTTTTAATACCTAATAAATTTGTTTTATTTAATTTATTTTGTAGTTTTTCATTCTTATCTACAGCTTTACCAAGTTTCTCATTGGCAATAGCTGCAGTTTTAAATGCTCTTGCTAACTCTTTATCTCCAGTTGCCTGGAACTTAATTTGTACTTTTAGGTTTGTATCTGCCATTAGTTACTCTTTTTATATTGTTGCGATTGAATATAATTTAACATTTTTTCTATAACATTGCACTTATCAATCCATTTTTTTGGGTGATTTCCGTATGATCCTTTAAAAGGAGCAACATTCATTTTTTTAGAGTAAGTAAATCGTTGTATATCTCTTTGGTATTCTTTGCTTATGAAGTTGTTTGTACAAGCAAAAAAAGGTAGGTGTGATTTGATAGCTTCGTGTATTTCAAACTTTCTTTCAGAGGTAGCGTTATGTTCTTCAACTTCTTCTTTTAATAGCTTGATTACATACCATACATCGTCCATAGATGTAAAGGTGTGAATGCTGTTATTCTTTTTAAGAGGTAACTTAGCTTTATATGGAAAGGTAGAATATTTGCAACCCTCACACCAATCATCTATTAATATGTTTAATTCAAGTGAGAGGGTTTCTATTCCCCCAAGCTATTGTATTCCTGAATAGCTAATTGTAATTCTACTCTATCGTTAATTGATAAAGATTTAATAAACTTATCATCTGCTCCATCTACACCATTTCTAATCCATAGTGTACTTAAGGCAAATTGATTTTTAATTACTGACTGTCCATCTACTTCTTCAAAGCGTACAGAATCCATACATTTATCAAAAGCATCTACTGACATTTCCATAAGCGTAGTTTTAACACCACTCTTAAGCGTTATCTTTTTAGACATTGACTTTCCTCGTTTTTATTATTGTATTGTGATAGAAACAATGTTTCCTGAAGTACCAGCTACTGCTTTACTACTTACGGATAAAAACATTGCATCTTCCTCTGAAAAACTTACATCGGTAATAATACAAGTTGGTAATGATATATCTACATTTCTTGTCACACTATCTGCTGCTGTTAATGTGTTTGCAACAGTAGATGTTGATTGTTCTCCAAATGTTTGTATAAGATTATCTGTATCACCATCATACTTTACAACTGCTTCAAAGGTTACTGCCACTTCTGGAATACCTCTGTGCATTTGCTGATAATTACCATTTACATCATAACCACTCATAACAACATCGTTTTCAATGGTTAAGCTAAATGATTTCATTACTGGATCAGAAATACCTCCAATAGTTGTTACTGCATTCGTTGAGCCAGAATCACCATAATCTGTCATAAAGTAGTTTGTATTAAAACTT